CCTAGATAACATTTAGAACTTTGAAACCTGATATTATATATTTGAGCATTTCTCTCAATATTTTGCGTCTGTTTCAATGTAGTTACCGCACCTAAAATATCGTCGCCACTATGTGTTGTAGGGAACGGGTCTTGTTCTGTCATCACTTGTGTGTAGATCACATTGAGTACCGTGTTCATGAATGTGGTCAACCTCCACCCAGAAAGTAACGTACCTTGTGCCCTATAACTACCGTTGTATTTATCCTGTATGACTACATCTTCTAGCGACTTCGTTACCCAACCGAGTGCTTCAAGTTGTTGCGGTGAAAGGTCTGCTTCGAATACCTTACCGTAAGCCTTGAGTACTTGTTGCATCGCACTCGTCGAGTGTTGAGCGTTGAAATCCTCAAAGTCAAAACAATAAGGTACGCCATTCTTTAAGACTTCACGTACCGTAGCACCAACCCTAGCGGCCTCTGCCTCTTGGGCTATTGGTACTATGGTAGCTAGGGCTTCTTCACAACCGTTCATGGCAAAACTTGATAAAATAAAGTTAGTGTTATCAACACTATAAATGGCTCGCTGCTTTCCCCACTCATACTTTGTAGAAGCCCTAGCAACGATTTGTGGTGTTCTATTTGTGAAGAATTCGAGTTCCCTTCTAGGCATAGCACAGCATGCATACAACTTATTTTTAAGCATTGGATCACTCGATATGTACTGCTGATCTTCAGCATACTGTGAATGATATGCTCCAGGTGGTGCCCACTGCCACCTCATCTTGAAGTAAGTGTCAAAGTGACTTTTAAACGGCCTGCCGCCACGCCTCTTGACTTTCTTGAATAGTTCATGAGCCCGCTCTAGAATCTCTACATCGCTAATAGTGACAGTATTCGGATTTACCCGATGTTCTTTTTCTGTCTCCCAGGACACTGCTCCAATACCTCTATTTACCAAAACTTCGAATTCAAAAAATATGCTACAATCTATTCCACACAAGTTCTGGATAGCTTTCAGCTTTAGTGAGATCTCTTTTTTAACAGTTTTTGCAAAGTCTTCAAGACTATCATAAGTCCATGACCACAATGCGGACCTACTAATCAAGGTATAATGCTCATCTGGCATACCTAATATCCATAATATAAAACCTATCATAGCAGATTCACTCATTAATTGTCTATTTATCATACTATACATCCACTCATACATAAACGCACAGCGTTCTTCTATAATCTCAATATCTATGTCACGTAGTTCATTGATTGTCATATGTCGCATGTGTCTTGCTGAGATCTTAGCGTTGTCTAACATTAACCGTTTATCATAAACCTCATTAAAGAGTGCCCTATGCTCCGGTTTTGGACCTCGCTGTCGTGTTATCTCGTAATGTCTAATACTGTCAGTAGTTATGTGCAACACATGAGACATGACGATACTATTATCAACTTTGCCAAAAGGAAATAAGGCTGGTCCAAACTGTATACGAGACATACGCAACATTGCGTGTTTTCCCATCGTCCTAAGATCATTCGTTAGCGAGACGTAACACATAGTGGCTCTCAGAGCGCTGTTGTATATACAAAGACAATAGACCACATCAGTATTAAATTTAACGTGTGTCCAACCATCAAGGTTGATACCATATAATACATCAAACAACACATACTTACAATCAATAAAAGTTTTTTCTATAAGGGTATCACCCACTACATCTACATACAGCAGTGCTTTGCGCAATTCGACTAAACCGCGTTTTCTGTTATATTCTGGTCTATATCTGGTGGACCAACATCGTTCACCGCTAACTTCAAATCGCCTATAGGCACGGGGAGTGGGACAGCTTGCTCTGGATAGGTTATTTGAAAATCCGACGTCACGTAATCGTAATCAGCTAACAGGTATGCTTGGTAATTGGTCGAAGTGTGTTTCACACCTTTGTAGTACCTCACTCCAGCATAACTCCTTTCATCAATGTAACACACCGGTGAATTGAACTGTGCTCTAGCTAGTGGTGTAGGGGTGTCTCTCTGCCATTGAAATACCATTTTACAATTTAGTGCAAGTGACAAGTCAGACCCAAAGACGTGTTGACGCCTGCTCAACGACAAAAACTCATACGACGTAGGTGTGTCCAGAGTACCTATATTTACTGGTGGCATTGCAACTGATACATCGTTAGCTGCATATATCCTATGGCTATTTGAAGCCCTAGGATGCAAGTAATGTAAGTCATAACCGAGCCATCTAGTCACGACCCCCATGCCCCATAAGTCGTTGTAGTGATATGCGCGTCTTCTAGTAAACCCAACTCTTTTGAGAGAGGCTTGTCTCACACCAAATATGCTACCATACGGTGTGCCTGCAATCAAAGGGCCACCAAGTCCAACTATTAAAGCTACTCCAGATGGTGGTACCAGTGTCTGCGTATTGAAACCATCACCTGCTATTGTGTACCCATAGTCCTGCATATGTTCAATAACTATGTTACCAAATTTTACTCTATTACTCAGTTGGCCTATTACACCACCTGTAGCGAATGTAGCTTGCTGTCGGTATACACACTTAGGTATAGCCACGCCCAACATGCTAGACACTATCGCATCCGCCCTTTCAAACGGTGTGATGCTATCCTGTTGCGCCATGCTCAACTTTCTTAAAGTGTGTTCAGCATTGACACTATTAAAAAACATGAGGTATTCACCCCAATACCAACAAGCGTTCATGAAGGTAGACTCAAAAATCAGCTCGTCATTCTTCGACAGTGAAGAAGCCAAATTGCGAACGGCGTCTGAAGTAATCATCACACCGTCCCCTTCTAACAACATACCCATTACGGCACGTTTTAAACCTAATTTTGGTAGTGAATATTCTCTTTTAATAGAGTGCCACCAATGTGATTCGACTGTTTCGGTAGCCGGTTGAGCCAGCCAGTACTTTAGGCCATTTGTGGCATTTAATAAGTCCTCATGCCACCTATGTGTCCCAACTAATATTGATATAGTTTTAGCGACTTCGTCACTAGTGAATGTTCCTCTAATTTCGCGGTACTCAGGAACATAGAATCCTATAACCCTAGCTCTTGATGCTAAAAGTTTCAAATCTTGGTCTACCAACAAAGGCGAAGTCCTCTTATTGCCCCTGAGAGCCATATTAAGTATTGCCGCCATCTTCGGCGTT